CTTTTTCAGTAACAAAAAAATGTATGAATTTCAAAATTTTCGTTGATAGTAATCTTTCAGAAAAGAAAATATTATTTGATAGTACATTTGATTTTCTTACAGAATTATTTAATGCTACTGATTTGATAGATCCAAACACTTTTATGAATAAAGCTTTACTATTGATCAAAAATAAGCATCCATATGGAAATTCTACTATTGATATCATTTCAAAATATTCCGTTCTTTCGAAGAAAGAACAATACGAATCTTCAAGAGAAATTTATGAGATGAACATTTTCGGGAAATGTTGCACTTTATATATCCAAATTATTTTTAAGTACATCAATAAACTTTCAGAGAGAGAAATGGTTGTAGAATCTCAAGCAAAGAAATTACAAATGATTAGAGATTGTTCTTTGATAGCTGCTCAATCTCAAGAAGAAGAAATACTATATTATAATGGGGATATGGGAAAATGGTCTGGACAGGATATCTATCAAAAATTTATAACTCTTGTGCAATTAATGTTATCATTAGGGTTATTAGATAAAAACACATCATCAATATTAATATTTTGTTTAAATAATATGAAATCTATGAGAGTAATAGTACCTAATTCTGCACAAAGTGCAGAAATAAGTAAATATACAACGTATGATGCATTAATTAAGAGAAGAGTTATAATTTTAGAACACTCATGGGGGCAAGGATTGTTTCACAATATTTCTTCATTTGTGCATCAATTGGAGCAATTGTATAGAAAATTTTGTTTTACAAAATTTTTAAAAGATAATTATAGTTATTCTATTAAAAACTCATCATGGTTTCAATTGGTACATTCTGATGATAAGAATGAAATAATTTCAATACCTAAATTGTTTCACAAAGATTTTGTAAAATTTGCAACTTATTCACCTCGTTTCTTTGGATTGATAACTTCAGATACTAAAGATTCTTATTCCAGAGTAGCTTCAGAAATGGTAGGGGTTCTAAATATAAAATCTTATATATTTGATAATGCTATAAGAGGAGCAGCTGATTTTCTTTCACCTATAAGTGATAAGAGTTTCTCTGAAAATTATAAGTATATTTTATCAAGATCAGTAGCATTTTATGAGAAAAGTAATGATCTATTAGGAAGTACTGTAATGGAAATTATAGGATATGAACACTTAAATGAG